AATATTGACGAGGCAGGTATCTGTAACTGATACACCTCATCGGGTTTATCCCCAAATACAACTGCTAGTCGTTGTGAGAACCGACAAGCCCTACCCCCATAAGAACCTGAACCTCTAATATTCTGAGTGCAGTCCATACAACGCATAGATTGCCGTTGATCTTGGGGTACTTCATTATCTGGTAACTGTGTGTCAGGTGACCAACACGTAGGTACCGCAACCCTGTTAGGGTCGTACGCATCGCCATAGTAAGCGCGAGATACTGAGGCGGCATTAACTACCACCACATCTATAGAGTTTGAATCCTCAGTGCTAACCTCAGTGCCGTCAACTACAAAGTGAAACTTGCCACCACGTATGCTTATTCGACGTTGAGAGTTATCACTCATCATCATCCAAATCTATTTCTAACTGCCCATACAATGTATCAGGCTTTTCTAAAACCTCTGCCTTGGAAGCTCCAAGTAGAGCACCTTCAACATCAGCCACGTTAAAGCGGTAAGTGTTACCTACCTTTATATATGTGTTTGGGGGAATCTTACCCTGCCTTACCCAAGCACGGATAGTAGATAAGGACACAGTGAAGTGTTTAGCTACTTGTTCTATTGGTACAAATGGTACGAGCATTATTTTCTCCTTACTGATATTACGTATTCTGAATCTACATTAAGACCTTTAGGTACAAGGTCGGGGTTCTCTTCTAAAAACTGTTTCATATTCGTTTGGTTGAGTCGTTTATCAAGTAACTCAGGCGCTCCATGCTCTAATACAAATTCATGCATGTTGCTCCAATCGCTAGTCCAATACCTAGTCTTGGCAGACCTATAAAACAATCCTTCTGAGGACTTAACACTATCAACACCCTGCTCTTTGCAGTATTCAAGTAACGCTCTCTTGACCTTATCTATCTGCTCAGACAGTTTGCTATCTTCTTCTTTAAATGCCGCTGAAAGTTCTGAACGTCTATCCTTAATCTTCAAGTAGATCTTGGTTAACTTCTCAGCAGTGGACTTGACTTCCTCACTCATCGCACGCTCCTTTAGTAACGGAACGTCTACTTTAGTGACTTATTATATCCTAGTCAAGTATTTCTTTGTAAAGATCAATCATTTTTGTGTGGATGTTTATTCTATTGTCTAATAATGAGTAAACACGTTTCTCTGCGTGGGAACCTTGGAGCTGCACGACGGTACATTTATGATCTTGTCCTGACCTGTGTACACGAGCGTTAGCTTGGGCATATGTTTCTAGTGAACTTGTCGGTGCCCACCACACTACTGTGTTAGCCGCAGTCAATGTAACTCCATGAGCCGCTGACTGTGGTTGTATCACTAGTACCTTGGGATCGTCTTGTTCTTGGAACCGTTTAAATATGTCGGTGCGTCTAGGTGCGGATACATCGCCACGTATCACTTCGGTTGCTATACCATCTGCGCGTAGCTTACTGGTTAGCATATCAATGGTGTGCTTAAACGGTACGAACACTAATACTTTCTTACTAGACTCGTCTATGACTTCTCTTAACACCTTATAGCGTGGGGATATATCAAACTCTAACGAGTCTCCATTGTCTGTGTACACTGCCCCTGCTGATATTTGTAGTAGTTTGTTCATGCTTACTGCGGCATTAGCGGCTGTTATTTGTTCTCCTGCCGCTTGCATTACCATCTTATCTTTTAATTCTTTGTAGTACTTTAACTGCTGTCGAGTGAGAGGTACCTCTCGCTTCACATATACCATAGGCGGTAAGTCCAAACATTCTTCTTTGGTAAATCGTATGGCAGGTTGTAGTACCCTATGCACTGTGTTCGTAGCATCTTCTTTAGGTACCCACTTAAAGTTAGTTACCTTACACATGACTTGATCGCGGAAAGAACCAAAGAACCTAGGCACTCCATTGGGGTTAACAAGTTTAGCTATGCCGTATGCATCGGTAGGACTCTGTGCCGCAGGGGTACCTGTCATCATCCATAGCCATGTACTTGGCCCGACTAACTTAGCTAGGGTCTTCCATCGTTTAGTCTGTGGATTCTTATAGTGAGTGGCTTCATCTACTATTATTAAGTCAAACCCTCCGTTAGCTACTGCGTCTTCTACTATCTCTACCCCGTCATAATTTATTATCACGTACTCAGCATCGCCCCCGATTATCTTAGTACGTTTAGCTTTTGATCCGTACGCTACGTCAACCTTGCGGTGCATAGCAAAGCTAAACAAATCATTTCTCCATGCCGAATCCATAATAGATAGGGGGCATACAACTAACACGCGGTTAATAGCACCTTGCTTTAGTAAGTAATCGGATGCCCATATAGCACTGGCTGTCTTACCTGTACCCTGCTCGTTAAAGCAGAACGACTTGCGGTTAAGTGTTAGGAAACTGGCGGTAACTTTTTGATGATCGAACGGTGTGTATTTACCTGTCCACTTGTAGTTAGATTCTATAGGGGAGGGAGCATTGATCTTCATGTTCCGCAACACCTGTGTTTCTTCTAATCCCCAGTTAACAAGTACTTGGTTGTTTGGTAGTTCTCTACTCTTAGGTATCACTGAGGTAACCTTTGCAGGGTTACGTAGTGTAAGCAGTAACGCCTTGTTATCTACTATCTTCATTTGTTTCTCCGATGCCGAATAGCATGAAGTGGGTGTCCACGTCACGCGAAAAAGTTAATGGCCTTGCTTCGTTCACAGATAAGGCTAAGTCTGACTATGGGTAAACATTATAAACCCGAACTATCCTGATTTTATACGTAGTGAGTATTAGTCTCCCTCCACTTTCGGTAAAGGGCTACGTATTTTGTTTTATGACGCATCAGGGTAAGCGTCTACACCATCATTTCTTTTTCTTGTAGTTCCTACTACGGTTAGCGGATCTACTCTCTACCGTTACTCCGTCTTTGTTACTACCACCTTTACTTAATGCTTTCTTATGGCTAACGTCTTTACCCTCACGCTTGTCGGCTTTGCCGTTCTTGTTAGCGTCTTTACCTTCCTTATCCATCTTACGTCTAGCACGTTGCCTCTCCATACGTGCTTTATGTTCAGGACTACCCACTGGTGGGTTCTTTTGTTTCTTGCGATCTGCTTTATTTTTGTACGGCATTAGTTTCTCCCATTGTGCACACACTCTGTCACTATGCAGTGACGTTTACATAGCCCACTCTGGTGTGCGTTCCACACGTTATTCTTGAAGGCTTGCTCCATACGGCTGTAGTCTGCTAACCATTTAGTCCATAGCTTAGACTCATCTTCTCTGCTGTAACTATTTCTTACTAACTCGTTACATACTACAAACACTAGGCCACCCCTGACGTACTCTACTTCGGGCATATGTTTGAACACTGCTAAGGCCATTAACTCTAGCTGACCTTTATCAGCGTACCTAGTATTCTTACTTGTCTTATAGTCTACTACATAAGCTGTTTTGGTGCGTTTGTTTAGTATTATTAAGTCTGCTATACCTCTCCACCACACAGCATCATCAAAGAATCCACAAGGCTCAAGGTTCTCAGTAAGACCCATCTTCATCTCGCATATCTTATCTCCCTCCTTGGTGTTGAGTACATCCAACACATCTTTGCAGTACCCATACTTCTCAGGTAGTGGAGTCCCATCTCTTATATATTCTTCTGCGGCTAAGTGTACAGCAGTCCCATACAACATAGCCTCTGTCTCAGGTTCCTTGTAGTCCTTTGACACCTTTAGGTGGTAGAACTTCTTAGGACACTGCTCGAATGATTTGATCTTTGAGAACGACCACGGTGCAATACTCAATGTAATATCCGCGAAGAACCTAGGAGGCGGTCAAGTTTAACTATAACGTCATGGTGTCTAGACCAAAATATATCATCAGTTACTGTAAAACTTTTCGGTGCTTTCTCTAGTTTAAACTGTAAATTAGGGAATTTTTCATTCGCAAAATGCTCCATAACCCCTTCAGCTATTTCTTTATCCCTGTACTTACCATCTACGTACTTCGTACCTTCAAATAAAATTATATAGTAGCTCAATGTACTGTACCTTTAGTTATCATGTCGGACACAACTATTAATTCTTCTATTAATGTATGTAGCTCGTCAGGGTTTAACGCTATGCTATCTTTATGCTCGTAAGACCCCTCTACTTCACACTGCTCTATAAGTACTATGGGCCTACCTTTACCGTCTTCGCCTAGCACAACGCATAAGTAGTCACCTGTAGTCTCAGTGGTAGCCTCTTTCTTGTCACGCTTAAACTTGTTTATGTCTGTTACCTTACCCATTATTCTGCTGCCTCTCCGTAAGATTTACCATTGTCTGACTTACACGTAATAGGT